TGATTAAAGGCATAGTTCATGATGTTAAAAAAACAAAAAGAGGACTCGTTATTGGTACGATTCGATCCAAAGCGCCTTATTCATTCGATTTGGAATATGGCACTGAAAAAATGGCCAAGCGCCCATTTATGAGGCCAGCTTTAAAGGGTAGTCGAAAGCAGATATTAAAGATCATTGCAGAGGGCTTGAAGCGTGCACTATGATATAATCACCGTTGCGGTTGCTCGTTGCCTTGCAGATGCAAACATATCATCATTGGTAGGCACAAAGGTTTACAATAACGTGCCTAAGGGCACGGTTAGACCTTATTTAGTTGTCACCGTAGATGATGCCGTGAATCTTCCAGACAAGACATCTGGCGAGCTATTCACAGAGCTTGAGTTGACGTTCGACCATTGGGATGAGTCGTTTGGGCAAAAGAACATTTTGATGATGGCGAATTATCTCACGGATGAGTTTCATCTGAACTCTTTAACTCTCACTTTAGGTTCAAGAAATTTGCTGATGATGAGAGAAAGATATAATTCATTTCTGGAAAGTGATGGGCTTGCTTATCACGGAATAACAACATTTAGACTGCTCATAGAGGATTAAAAAAAGATGGCTGATAAATTTCTTGGCATCAGCATGGTGCTTCAATTAAACGTATTGTCTTCATACACCACAATAGGTGGTTGTGTCGCGCATACATTGGTGATCAACAATGAAACCATTGACGTATCCGATAAAGATAGCTCAAGATGGTCAGACAAGCTTGCCGCAGGTGCACGATCTCTAGATGTTAGTTTCAATGGTTGGGTTAATGATGATACGACTTTTGCTTTGATTGAAACAGCAGCCGAGGCTCATTCTGTGCTTGACCTAAAATTGCTTTACGGTGACTCAAAAACTGTCACTTCTAACTTTTATGTCAATAGCTTTACATATACTGGTGAGTACAACGGTTCTCAAACGTTCGCCTGTACTCTAGCTCATGACGGCATCCCAACGTTCGCATAATGGCTAATAAACTTAGAGCAGCTTTCGACATTGTCTTGAATGGCAAGGAGTACACGCTTAGACCTACTTTTGAAGCCATTGCCTTGTTTATGGATAAAACTGGCATGGACCCTTTTGAAGCTTGGGCTAAGTGTCAAGAAGGCGGGAAAATCAAGACTATAGTTGGCGCTATATGGGCTGGAATAGCTGGTGAATCTGTGCTACAAGGCAAGCGTGATTATCCGAGCTACACAAAGATCGGCGAAGAGTGTCAAGCACATGGTTTTCCAGAGTGCTTTGAATTTGCAATCAAGTTTTTAACGAATGCAACCGCGAGCGATGCAGCCTTAAAAAAGTTAAGCGAGACGGAAGCGCCAACGTCTCCGAACGAGTAACTAAAATTGAGTGGTGGCGCTATCCATCGCAGCTTATCAAGACTTTCCATATTAGTCCGAATGATGCTTGGAATTTCACACTCAAAGAATATTTTAATATTATCGAATGCGACAAGAAAGAACATGAAGTTGATTACAGTCAGGTCGATATGAGTAAAGAAGCATTAGACAAGTTTGTTTCTCGTCATGAAGAGAACAGACAGAAGAGACTTGCTAAAGAGTCAAAACTAAAGGGTATGGCTTAACGTAATGGCAAAGGCTGATGAACTAATTATTGAAATCAAGGGCGATGTTTCCGACGTCATCAAAAAGTTTGATCAAATCTCTGATTCAGCAGAGAACACAGCCAAGAAATCAGCTACATCATTTGGAAATCTAGGTGGTGGCATCGCCAACGTAGGCAAAGCGCTTGCTCCATTTGCTGCGGCAATTGCCGCAGCGCAGGCAGCAACAGCGCTACTTCATGGTGCTATTGAAAACTTAAACAACGCAAAAGGCTTGAGCTTGACCGCAAGCCGTTTGGGTATTGCGACAACAAGCCTTCAAGAGTTTAATTTTGCCGCGAAATCGTCTGGAATAGACAGCAATATACTTGCTGATGCAATGAAAGATTTGACCGTAAAAATCAAAGATGCATCAATTGGGGCAGCATCTTATGAAGAGGCATTAAATCTAGTTGGGCTAAAATCTAGAGATCTGGTTAATATGCCTGTTGATAAGCAATTTCTTGCCTTCGCTGATGCAATATCAAAGGCTGATAATGCGACTAGACGATTTGTTCTTGATGAAATAAACGATAGTATGTTTCAGCTATTGCCGCTGATGGACAAAGGTGCCGAGGGCTTCAAGGAAATGGCCGAACGAGCGCATGAATTGAACGCGGTTCTGAGTGATACCGAGCTCAAAGAAATGAATGAAGCCACAACAAAAATCAATGAAATGAATGCGGCTTGGGATGCAATGGGCAATAAAGTCACTGCTATCGTGTCTGGTCCTTTAGCTGCATTTGCCAACGCTGCCACAAAGGTTTTAAACATTCTTACCACTGGCTCAAGCGGTGGTCAATCTGGCTATGGCGCAACATCTGGAGTGCTAGGAGGCACTAGGGGGCTAACTGGTCGCAACGGCTTAGGAGACGGACTATTTCAAGTATCTGGCGGAACAACAAGAGCAGACGATGAAGCAGCCGCAGCGGCCAACGTTGCCGCAGGCGCAGGACGCGGCACAGGTTTCGCACTCGGTGGTGCATTTGCTACGGATGCCGATCAACAATTGGCCAGTGATGTGTTTGGCCAAAGTCAGGAAGGCGATTCTATGATGACTGGAATGCCTTTTATCTTCACCGAGGAAGGTAAGACCATGCTTGAGACTATGAGAGAAGAGGAACTTGAAGCACAGAGAGCATTCAACGCTTCATTACAAGCATTAGAAGAGGCTAATCAAGACTACAATAAAAAGCTTTGGGAATCAGGATGGAAAGGCAAATCCGAGATTATGAGCAAGACATTAGGATCAATGACTGTTCTTATGAATTCAGAAAATAGGAAGATGTTTGAAATTGGGAAGGCAGCAGCTAAAGCACAAGTCGCAATCGACACACCCAAGGCGGCCATGAGCGCTTACAGTGCAATGGCAGGTATCCCATACGTTGGACCAATTTTAGGCGTAGCAGCGGCAGCGGCGGCGATAGCATCTGGAGCCCAACAAATGCAGTCTATAGACAAGCAATCGTTTGGAGGCGCAAGCGTAGGCGGTGGCATAGGTGGAGGTGGAGCCTCACCAGATGTGGCACAATCTGCCGCGCCTGCAAGAAACGTGACCGAGGCAACAATAAATGTTCAAGGCGATGGATTTGTTTCAGCAGATCAGGTCAGAGGATTGGCCGCGAGCTTACGACAATTTCAAGCAGATGGAGGGGAGTTAGTAATAAAATGAACTATCCAGTAGTATTGTATAACAACGCACTGAAGCAGACTGGCACAACTGTCACTTATGGTGGAACTGAAACAGACGGGTTTAATAAAGAAAGCGCTTACGATTATAAAGATTTCTCTACGTTCAAACCACAAGTGAGCGCGACGACAGATCTTGATTTTACTATGCCAGCTAATACCGACATTGACTCGATCGGTATCTATATGCAGCGAACAGGAAATAGCGGAACCTGTACGATTGAGCTTTATTACGAGACGGCTCCTGCAACTTACACGCTTTTAAAGACGATTAGTGCAGCAGATGGAAAGCTAACGCTAGAGACATTCACAGGCGTAACAGTGTCAAGCGGCAATGATATAAAAATTCGTTTCATACTGGGCACAGGCCCTTTTTACGTGCGTCAAATCATGGTCGGCAAGCGCACGACAATGGAACAAGGGCATTATGTCGGTGTGAACCCGCCAACACTTTCACAAGGCTTTATTCAAACCAACAATCTATCAGAAAATGGCGCCATTCTAGGTTCAAACGTCAAGCGCATTGATGTAAAGAGCAAGCTATCACTAAATCACTTGACTGAGACTTGGGTTAGATCAACGTGGGATCCTTTCGCAATTCATGCAGCAAAAGGGCGAGGATTCTTCTATCAGTGGAATCCAACAGAATACTCAAATGAGGTTGTTTATTGCGTAGCCTCAAAGGTTGGAACGCCAAGTAATATCCAGCCTACACCTTTGATGGCTGTAGACATGGACCTGATTTGTAGACAGCCAGATCCAGCATGAGTTATGAAACTCTAAAAATTGAAGTAGGCAAAGAGTCCGTCACGATTCTTGAACTAGATTTAGATGCTTGCTCTTTAGTTTACGGAAATGCACCTTGTACAGCGTCAGGAGCAGCCGCACTGAAATGTTTTAACACTTTCGGAACGTGTCAAGATACTGTTAATTTCGCAAAGACTACAAAGACTTTTAGATTTTCAGATAGAATCATTGATGGAGTGCAAGCAACAGGTGACGCGCCAACATTCCCAACGATAACAAGCATAAGCCACAGTCCAACTCAATTGAACCCATCCAAAGGTCTTGGTATTCGCGCAACCGTCAATATTCAGCTTACTGACCATCCTTGGAGTGACGTTGGAATTGACCCATATTTGAGTGATAGAACTTATGACCCAGAAGCGAGATCAACATTTTGGGGCAAGCTTTTAGCGCGTCAGCAATATTATGAGGGTCGAGTCATGCGAGTTAAACAAGGCTATCTTGAGGCAGATGGAACCTATGACGCGGCAAACTTTTCAACTCGTCAGTATATCATAAGCTCAATCACGGGTCCAACCCCAAGCGGAAAAATCACGATCGAAGGAAAAGACCCTTTGAAGTTTGCAGACAATTCACGCGTTCAAGTTCCAGCCCCGACCGATGCTGAGCTAACAAGCGATATAAACAATTCAACGACCTCCATAGGGGTGACTGATGCAGGTGGCTTAATTAGCGCGGCATATAGCGCAGGTCAACCTTGGATTCGAGTTGACGATGAAATTATGCTCATTACAGGCGTCTCAGGTTCAGCGCCAAGCTTCACTCTGACAGTGACACGCGGCACAGCACCAAGCTTCTACGCGACACCAAGCACCGCAGACGCGCACGACGAAGAAGCCACTGTCCAGATATGTAGACTATATGAAGATGCACCAGTTGACGACATTATCTACGATTTGCTTGTGAACGACACAGGCATTAGCTCAGGA